ATTCATTTCTTCCCCTTTATATTTGTAACCTTAAGTATACACATTACAGAAGTAATACAAAGTATTTAATTATATTTCTTTTATTGGTTGAGTTGGTAAAGGTTGGAAGGTTAGGGGATAACCTAAAGATAATCTTATCTAACTTATCTCATTCAAAACCATAGCCCCCTTATTATTCTAAAAAAATATCCTATTGTTTTACAGATTGCTTTATTTCTAGGTTATTTTAGATTAAACCTTATAAACATTGAGAAAAAAAACTTGTCCTATAATATCCATTATGTTGCATTGATAGTTCAAGTGCATAGTTAAAGATAATTGGGGTGCCTAGCGTAGCGTAAGACACCAGTAAATCCATAGCAAGTTTTATTTAGAAGTGTTCACGATCTTGGTAGATTGTGTACATACAGTAGGAGAGGAATTGCAGTAATAAACATCTTTTCTAATCTGTTTGAGGTGTACTTCACACTCTATACATTTCATACTGTTTATTCTACTTGTATATCTTTTATTGTGGTTCTAACCCTGTGTCACTCCCTCCCAAAAACCAGAATGAACTCAATTAAGTAACATTTAAATATGTGAAGTAATAGGCTTTAACCCTAGTTATGATGGTCTAGCTAATCCACTTTCCCTTTAGTGTTGATCCAACATATCTTTCCTAAGAGCTAGAGAAATGTTTTGTTTGTTGTTGTCATACTATCACACCATTACTAATATGCAAGTACCTGGAAAATCCAGGTGCAGCGTATGAGGATACGCTTCTATTTATAATAAGAAAGAAAAACTTTCATCTAGTAAACAGTATGTGGTGTACAGTGTAAGAGAGGAATGTTTTTGTGGATTGTTATATTTTTCATAACAGTTTGGACAACTGTACGGAACAAGCCCCACTTAGGTGGGGTTTTGTTTATTGACTTAGTTTCTGATCTGGTATATAATGAAGTATCAAAAACACTTCCCTGTTTGTGATTAACCAAAAAACCCCTAGATCTTCTAGGGTATGGAAATAAAAAAATTTTTTTAGCTTAGTGGATCTTGTAGGTCGGTAGGAGCATTTCTCCCTTTGATTCTAGGATACGATCTGGGTTTATGTTTATTACAGTATTTAAACTTATTGTACTTAGAAATAACTGTGTCACATCCTTTGTGAACGCAGACTCTTCCACTACTATATGAAGTAGAGGGTTTGCTATTAGGGTATTTATTACCTTTTATGTAATCACTCATACAACATATAGTATAGGAGATACAATGCCGAAAAAAGGTTACAGCCCTAAAAAAGGGATGAAAAAAAATAAAGTTAGAAAGAAAAAGTAATGGCTGAATGGCGAGGAATGAAAGTGAAGTTAAATTCACCTAGCCCTATATCAAAGGGTGAGCCTGGCTATGGTCGTAAAAAGTCTAAAGTCTTTGTAATGAAAAATGGGAAAGTCAAGAAAATAATGTTTGGTGACCCTAATATGAAGATAAGAAAAAATAACCCTAAAGCTCGTGCTTCGTTTCGTGCTAGACACAAATGCAGCACAGCTAAGGATAAAACATCTGCACGATATTGGTCGTGTAGAGCTTGGTAAGGAGAGAGAATGGCTAAAGTAAGTTGGATGTATGGTGGCAAAAGATATAGTGGCACCTTGATCCCTAGTAGAGAAACAAAGACACATAGGTTTGCTAGAACAGAAAATGGAAAGATAAAGAAACTTCCTAAAAATAAAAAATAAATAATGGCTGAACGCAAACAATGTAGCAATCCTGGCTGCGAAAAAAAGTTTACTGCAAAACACGGAATGAGTAGGTACTGTAGTCAACTGTGTTCTAATAAAGCTAAGTGGAAACGAGCTAAAGAACGAGAGCGACTTAAAGCTATAGATAAACTTGATATAAACGAAACTACTCTTAATCGTGGTGAACACTATGAGAACTATGTAAAAAACTACGCACAGTTAGTTGAACAGAAAAAAATAACAAGAGCTGATGTTGCACGAATGATTAGTGTTGCAGATGATATTGTTAGTAAGATGCACAATGCGTATCGCATAGATAAAGATAATGCAGATAAACGAGAAGAGTGGACAACACCACAAGAAGCAATTAAGTCACTACAAAAGTTTGAAGATTTTAGAGATAGGTATTTCCAAACAGAAACTGGAGAGATATACGAAACAGCTGACTTTCACCAAAGATGGATTCAATCTATTTTAGATGCTATTGATACAGGTGGAGAGCAAATGATTCTTAGCCCACCACGACACGGCAAGACTGATTTACTTACACATTTTGCTATATGGCAGATATGTAGAAATCCTAATGTAAGAATTATGTGGGTAGGTGGTAACGAAGAGATAGCTAAGAACGCAGTAGGTGCAGTAGTTGACCACTTAGAACATAACGAAAAACTTATAGAGGATTTCTGTGGACCAGGAAAAACATTTAAACCTAAGAATAGATCAGGTAAATCTTGGACATCAGGACAGTTTACAACAGCTACCAGAACTGTTACTGGAATTAAATCACCAACAATGGTTGCAGTAGGTAAGGGTGGAAAGATACTTTCTCGTGACTGTGACTTGATTATTGCTGATGACATTGAAGATCACGGAACTACAGTACAACCAAGTGCTAGGGAACAAACTAGACAATGGTGGACAACAACACTCTCTAGTCGTAAAGAAGAACATACTGCTATTGTAGTCATTGGATCAAGACAGCATCCAGAAGATTTATATAACTTTCTTTTAGAAAACCCAGAGATGACCACGATTGTTGAAGAAGCACATAGTACAGAGTGTGTGTTACCAGAGAACGAAATAGAGTTACATACTGATTGTATGTTATGGAAAAGTAAACGAAGTTACAAATGGTTATTGTCAAGATTACGAGCAGCTGAAACCACAGGTGGTAAAGCTATCTTTGAAATGGTGTATCTTAACAAAGCATTTGTTGATGGTATTACAATGTTTGATGTAGAAGAAATAGATGTTTGTAGAGATGTAAACAGAGTTATAGGGCAGGTACCAGCAGGAACACATTTGATTGCAGGACTTGACCCAGCTTCTACAGGTTATCAAGCCTGTTTCTTATGGGCAATAAACTCTGATACAGGAAAAATGTATATGGTAGATATAGAAAACCAAGAAGGTGGTGGAGTTATACAAGCTAAACAGACCATAAAGAAATGGCACGAGAAGTATGATTTATCTCATTGGGTTATTGAAGAGAATGGTTTTCAACGAGCTATACGACAGGATAAAGATTTAAAAGACTATTGTTCAAGAACAGGTATATATCTTGAAGGACATCAGACACAGAAAAACAAATTTGATCCTATCTTTGGTGTAGGAAGTATGAGAGAATTGTTTAGAGAGGAACTAATAAGTTTGCCGTATGGTAGTGCAGAAAGCGAAACAAAGAGTAATATATATCGTAGACAGCTAATTTATTTTTCAACTGGTGCTAGTAAGCAATCTGGTAGAAATAATAAGTCAGATGTTGTTATGGCTTCTTGGTTTCCAATGAAAGTTATAAGAAGAATGCAAAAAGAAAGATTAGCAGAAGTAGGATTAGATTATGAACCAAGTTTCGGAGAATGGGATATAACAGATATGAACGAAAGTCCTTGGAGTTAGTATGACACCTGAACAAATACAACACGCAATAACACAGTTACATTTTGATAATCAAAGTGCATACTCTACTAGAGGTCGTGTTCGTGCAATTATGAATGGTGGCCCTGATGGTATTCAGGCTTTACTTGGTGATAACCTTAAAGGTTTTCAAGACTGGCAAGTACCTGTACCAAACCTTATGATGTCAGGACTAGAACACTTGGCACAAAAGATTGGTCGTATTCCTAACTTAAAAGTAGATGTACCTAATGGTAAGGATAGCGATAGAGCAAGACAGAAAGCTGAAAAGGTTGGAAGGATTGTTAATGCGTATGATGAGGTACAGAAACTAGATTTACAAATGCCACAAGTAGGTAGATGGCTACCTGGTTATGGTTTCTCTGTGTGGGTAATTAGAGAAAAGAGAGATGCTAATGGAACACCATATCCTTGTGCAGAACTTCGTGATCCATACAACTGTTTCCCAGGTTACTTTGGTGCAGACCAACAACCTAAAGATATGGCTATTGTTCGTAGAGTTCCTAAAGAAGCTCTAGCTAGAACATATCCTAAATATGCAAATCAAATATTAAATAAAGATGCTTATAACACAGATTTCCTAGGTGTAGGTAATGCCTATGCTTCTGCATATACAGACCAGTACAATGGCTCTTGGGCTAACAGTAATGGTGATGGCGACTTAATAGCAGAGTATTACAACTTAGAGGGAACTTATATTTTCCATATGACCTCTGCAACTATTCTTGACTTCATACCAAATCCACTAGATAGTGGACCTGCCTTTGTCATAGGTAAGAAATTTAGCTTTGACAGATTGCAAGGACAGTATGACCAGATCATAGGACTTATGGCTTCTATGGCAAAGATTAATGTGATGTCAATAATAGCAATGGAAGATGCAGTGTTTACAGAAACAAACATCTCTGGAGAGATAGAATCAGGACAATATCGTAAAGGTAGATTCGCTGTTAACTATTTAGCTCCAGGTACACAGGTTTCTAAACCAGCATCTAATGTTCCTTATCAGATTTTCCAACAGATAGATAGAATAGAACGACAACTTCGTGTTGGTGGTTCATATCCTACAACTGATGATTCACAATCACCACTAGCTTTTGCTACTGGTAGAGGACTTGAAGAATTAGGTGCATCTATGTCACTTATGATTAGAGAGTATCACACAGTTATGTCTGATGCTATAGAGATGATTGACTCTAAGAGATTAGAGTGGGATGCAAAAATGTATGGAGGAGAATCTAAATCACTATCTGGTTATATGAATAATACTTTCTATTCAGAAACATACGATCCAGCAAAAGATATTAGTTCTTATAAGACACGAAGAGTGTATGGAGCTATGGCTGGATATGATGAACCACAGAAGATAGTTACAGGGCTGCAATTACT